CATCCAAGGCCTTTGCTGCATTGCGAGCACTATTCCTGACAATCGCCATGGCTTTACGTGCAGAACGTCGGGCAGCATTCTTCATCAAGCGAGGATTTCCAAGTCTTTTAAGCTTTTCCTGAACTTGATCCAAGCCTTCAATATTAAATTCTACTGACATGGCTTACCCCACTAAAGACAACTCCAGCGTCATATAAATCCGGCCGTTTTCATTGTCTGGTTTAGGTGGCGAAACGATCTGGAAGGTCTGACCATCAAATAAAACGCGCATACCAGTATTGATATCATCACGCTTCCGCAGTTTTAGCCGGGCTGTGGTTTCTGATCCGGCAGCTTTGGCATTAATGGAATCTTTGACAGATAGAAATTCAACCTTACCCCAGAGTTTTCGTAGGTCTGCCCAATCTTCGGTTTCATAGTTGTATTCGTCATAAACCGTGGTTTTATGCTGAATCGTTACGCGGTGGCATAGTTCGCCGGCACGTTGGGCCATAGGTCACCTCAAATCGCTGTAGGCTTACGATAGTGATAAAGCAGTTGCTGTACCGGCATCGGCAGAAAGTTGCCATTTACTGGCATTTCCTGCTCAGCATTGCGGTACTGATCCCAGTAGCCACACAAAAGCAAAATGGCCTGATGGATTGCCTTTGGATAATCATCATCGGCAAACTCATCAGTGATGTAATTGAGCACTACCGCATCAGCTGCATCCAGATACCCTTGAAGCATCAAATCATTTGAATCGTCGTCATAACGCAAATGCTCTTTTAGAGTGTTTAAATCCACAATACTCATGATTCACCCCATTTTTTCTGCGCTAATTTGAAGTTTTCATGGCTAAACTCGCCTGAATGATCTTTTTCACAGTGCCACAATGAGCCTTTATGCGTCACAAACTGGCCTGATTTATACTGATTTTCAGCCTTAAAAATTCCTTGATATTGGCCTTTTTGGTCTGAATTTTCGGTATTTTGAGGTGTATTTGGTGCGGATTTACCAAAAGGATCTTCTTTCTGGTCACGTTTGGATAATGCCTCAAGAGAATAGTTCTGCTGTTGCATGTAAACCGTGTCACCGCCTTGCAATGGACCTAAACCAAGCTTTTGGCGTGCTTCATTCGGTGTCATGATTGCTGCACCAACACCTTCTTTAAGTCGCTGCATCTGAGACACTGAATCCATACGGATCAGCGTATCCAGATCAAGAAATGCTTCCAGATTTAAGTCTTTCAGACCAAGGCTTTCATCAAGCAGGTTTTCACGCGCTTCAATCAGGCTTTGCAAGCAATCTGAATAATAGATTTCATTCAGATCTGAAACTTTCTGACCTGCTGGAATGGTGCCAATACCCAACTTGAATTGCGGCACGTGGAAAACAGCGCAAATGACTTCATTGCTCATTCGCATCTGTTCAATCAATTGAGAATCAGCGGCTGAAACTGAAATGGCTTCAAACTTCATGTTGTCACCAACTACCGCTGTACAACCAGCATTAGCACCACTGTAGTTCTCATTCCATTGCTTTTTGATCGCTGCTGCTTTATCTGGGTCAATAGGTCCAGGAGCAATCAGGATTCCACCTGGTCGGCTGTTATTTTTAAAGTGCTGACGTTGACTTTTCTGAATCTCTAGGCCATGCCCTGCGGCTACCGCACAAGCTGTAATTGGTGATAAGCCCACAAGCGGATGATAAAAACAGTTAATACGGTCATGAATGATTTCAGATGCTGGTACGACTTCATGCGATGTCTGATTGAGTCGATCGTCATTAAGCTGATAAAAGACATCACCAGCATCACTAATCAATGGTTTTGTCAGGTCGGGATTTAAAACCTTTAGCCCAACAACCTTACCTGAGAAGATATCCCGAACCTTCATCACATAGGTATTACCGCGAAGCAGTAACGATGTGGTCCACTGCTCGCTAAATTGCTGCCATGTCTGGTAGTGGTTTGGCTTATTTAGGACGCTAAAACGCTCTGGAATTTCTTGATCAATCCAGACACCCTGCTGCTTCTTTTTTAGCAGAATCGGCATCTTGCCAATATCCTGAGAAATCAATGAAACACAACTAAATACTGCATGATGTGCTGCCAGATCTTCCCGGGTTAATTCATCATTCTTTTGCCAGGCACCAGAATAAGGCTCATGCACAAATAAAGAAGTCCACCCTTGGTTTGAATGGACTCCTTGGAGGGATTTCTTTTTACCAAATAAATTTCCGAAAAAGCCCATTCTTCACATCCTATTCTTTGGTTTTATCGTCTTTCTTTGCTTTTGGTGCTGCCTTTTTAGGCTCTGTGTAGACCTCGGCAACTCCAATTTTGAGTAGTAC